ATGCAGCGCGCCCACGAGATCGCCAATCAGTCGCTGACCGGGCGGCAGAGGCAGGACGCCGATACCTCGACGAGGTCGAAGCAGGAGCAGGAGGCGACGGAGAACGGATCGTCGCCGGGCAGCGGATCTGAACCCCCAGCGGAACGGGCAATGGTGGAGCTCTGGGAGAAGATGTCCGAGTTCTACGGGCACCGGTGGGAGTCGCAGTACGGACAACCAGGTGGTCGTGCATACCAGACCTGGCGCCGCGGGTTGCGCGGGATCACACCCAAGCAGCTGGCGTTCGGATTGTCGCGGTGCGCGGACAGGGGCGACGACTGGCCGCCGCCGCTGCCGACATTCCGGCGCTGGTGCCAGCCGACTCCGGAAGACCTGGGACTGCCGGGTCTCGAACAGGCCTACCGGGAAGCGGTGCGGATGGCTGGACAACACGAGAGCATCCGCGGCGATTGGTCGCATCCAGCCATCTATCACGCGGCGACGCAGTGCGGTCTGTTCGAGCTTGCCACTCTCACCGAGGCAAAGGCGCGGCCGCTGTTCGAGCGGGCCTACCAGATTGTCTGTCGGAGAACGCTGGCGGGGGAGGAGTTCGCAGCGCCCATTCCGCGGGCGTTGCCGACGCGGGCAACGGTGGTCGACAGGACGGCGGCGAAGGCTGCTGTTGGCCGGCTGAAGGAGATTCTCGGAAGATGAGCGGACCGACCTTTTCCCCTTCCTATCCAATGAATTGCGGCGCAGGCGTACTTGCGGTTTCTGCTCTGTGCTCGGCGGCTGCCCGCGCTGGCCGTGGCATCCAACGAACTGCGTTGTATTGGTGTGGTGCGGTGCAGCATTCGAACGAACCGGAAAACGGAATTGGCGCCGGCCGGGGCCCCGCGGCTGGTGCGGGCTGTGGCGGTGGTGGACCGGTGGGTACAGAACACCACCCCACCCCCCGCCCAAAGCTCAGCCAGGCCGGGGGGGTGCCGCGCCCTGGTGCTGCCTCGAAAATGGGGGGCTTCTCCTTGGCCGCCGCAGGGGGGGTGCGGGGGGGATGAGCGCCCAGGTGCAGACATTGCGCGAACTGCTCGCCGGGACTCACCCGAGCGTGTCGGCGCTGCTGGACCGCATCGACGGTCGCGGGCTGGAGCCCGGGCTGCTCCTGGCGCTGATGGAGTGGGGCGCACACCTGCGGGTGGTGCGCGGCTTCAGCCACAACACCGTCCACAACTACCTCGATGCAGTAAGCCGGTTCTTCGCCTGGCTCACGGTGCGCGGTAGCGGGCTGGCGGCCGTCTCCACTCCCCTGGCCGAGGAATACCAGCGCCACCTCTACGTGGAGATCGGCCTGGGCGCGAAGGCGCGGGACGTGCACATCACCGCCATCCGCCGGTTCTTCGCCTGGCGGGAAGCGATGGGGGCCGGCATCAGCCCGGTGCGTTCCGTGCCCGGCCCGCGGCAGGAGCGGCGGGTGCCGAAGAAGTACAACGCGGCCCAGCTGCAGCGGCTGTTCGGCGCCTGCGACCGTGGCACGGCGCTGGGGCGGCGGGACTACGCCATCCTGCTGTTCTTCTACGGGACCGGGGCCCGGCGCCACGAGGTGGTCGCCCTGAGCCTCGACAGCCTCGAGTTCCGGGAGCGCTTCGGCTATGTGACGTTCCACGGCAAGGGTGCCAAGGAGCGCGTTGTGCGCTTCGAGCGCCCAGTCATGGACGGGCTGCACGCATGGTTCGCCGACCGGGACCGCCTCCAGTTGGATGACCCAGCCGCGGTCTTCGTCGGCGTCAAGGGCCGGTGGGTAGGTCGCCGGCTGGACCGGTCAGGTATGAGCCACGTCCTGGGGCGGGCCACGCGCCAGGCCGACCTGCGCGGCAACGTGCAGAGCCACCTGCACCGGCTGCGGGTCACCTTTGCCACCGACCTCTATGACGCCGGGGTGGACATCGAGCGGATCCGCATCGCGCTCGGCCACGAAAAGATCGAGACCACCCGGGGTTACATCGCCGTATCCGACCGGCAGCTGCAAACCAGCATGCCGGTGGAACGCCTGCTGGAAGTCACTGGGGAGAAGCGAGATGGGATGCCGCTCTGGTTCCGGCGCAAGACCGGCCAGCTACAGGACTGAACTGCTCGAGTTGTTTGCGCCTGACCACTCGCCGTGGGTCGAGATCGGCCAGCGCATCGGGGTCGACGCCCTGGGCGTGGTGCTGTCGAGGCTGGGCGGTGAGAAAGTGCACGTCCCTACGGAAGACAACTTCTGGGCCTGCCTGGAGAGAGCAGTGCGCGATGAGGAGATCCGCCAGCGGTTCCGGGGCTGGAACATGAAGGAACTGGCGGCCGAGTACGGGGTGGACACCCGCCACGTGCGGCGCATCCTCTTTGGCCGCCGCGATCGGTGACCCGTTTCGGACGACAGGCACCCATGGACCAGCGAGGATTCCGCTCATGACCGAAGAAACCGACAAGCCGCAGCGCCGCCCCTACACCATGACGCCCGCCGCCATCGAGCAACGGCGCCAGGCCGCCCAGCACAGCACCGGCCCGGTGACCGAGGAGGGCAAGGCCGCCTCAAGCCGCAACGCCTGGAAGACCGGACTCTACAGCCCCGTCAACCAGATGTGGCAGCGGCTCGGCATGATGGGGCGTCCCTGCCGCACCACCTGCGACAGCTACCCGTGCAGCCTGGTGGAGCAGGGGCTGACCAAGGAGGGCGGCGACTGCCTGGACAAGACCGTCTACCTGGAGGCCTTCGACTCCCTGATGGACGTGCTCCACAGCGGCGACGTGGCCGGCGGGCACGGCATGCTGGCCGCCCAGATGGCCGGGGCGCTGGAGGTCCTGCAGCAGCTCCGTGCCGAGATCGCCGAAAACGGCGTCGTCCGCGAGATCCCGCTGGTGAACAAGGAGGGGAATGTCGTCGGGCACAAGCCGGTCGCCAACCCGGCGTTGGCGCACTACATCAAGCTGCTCGACGGGATCGGCATCAACCTGCCGGAACTGCTGGTCACGCCGCGCAGCGTCCAGAAGCTGCAGGAGGCTGAGGATGCGACTGACGCCATCCGCGACCTGTTCAGCACCGCCCTGAGCCGCGCCGGCGGACGCCCGGTGCGCCGCGTCACCATCAACCACGGGGAGGAGTGACGATGGACGTCAGGATGGATTTCGGGGACGTGCTCAAGGAGTTGATGGACCACCTAAACGATGTGTACTGGACTATTGGTGGGCTGCATGCTCGCCCGGACCTGAGTGGGTTTCAGCAACAGTCTACGGACATGAAAACCCTGCCCATGGAGTTCGTTGATCAACGTGGATGCGGTGATCACGGGTTCGGCGGAACGATTTACTTTCCCACTGAATACTCTGACGGAGATGGCGGCAAGCTGTTCCTCAGGGTCGATTTCAGCGGTTGAGTCAATGCCAACCAAAACCCCAGAACTCACCCAGATCCGCAATCGCTGCGTTGTCGACGCCGACGACTTCGACTGGTGGCTGGGTGAGAAGGCGTGGTCTTGGCAGGGGCTCGACCGGGGCGACTACGGACTGAGCCTTGACCAGGCGCAGCTGCTCTACGTCTGCGAGGACCCGGTGCTCTGGGCCCGCGCCTTCATGGAAGAGCCGGACACCGGCGAGCCCTACAACTTCTGGGCCTATCAGCAGGAGAGCGTCCGGGCCTGGTTCCAGGACGTCATCCACCAGGACGGCGCCGAGGTGGGCAAGACCCGGGAGATCGTCGCCCTGGTGCTCTGGGGCATGTGCAGCGGATTCGGCGGCTCCATTCAGCGCCCGCAGGTGCTCGTGGGCGCACCCCAGCAGACCCACCTCGACGAAATCATCATGGCCATCGAGGAGCACGTGGGCGAGGCCGAAGGGCAGGGCGGACGCAAGCCTCTCATCAACCGCTTCTGGCTGAAGCCGAAGAAGCACCCCCACTACATGATGCGCTTCAACGGCCCCACCGGCCTCGGGCGGGTCTACTTCCGCCCAGCCGGCTACGACGGCGAGGCCTTCCGCGGCGTGCACGTCAACGCCATGTCGTTCATGGACGAGGCGGCGAAGATCAAGAACCCGGTCTGCTGGTCCGAGTTCCACCGCGCCCTCAAGCCCGGCTGCGTCCAGCGAATCTACTCCGTGCCGGACGGCGACAACGCCACCGAGTACTACCGCATGACCCAGCGGGCCGTCGCCAACCTGCCGGCCGACCGGCCCGGCATGCGGCTGTTCCACTGGCCCAAGACCCTCATGCCGGACCCCTTCTGGAGCGAGGAGCGCGATCGCGAGTTCCAGCGCCGGTACGGCGGGCGCGACACCCCCGGCTATCAGCGCAACGTGCTCGGCCTGCACGGGCAGCAGGAGAACCCGGTCTGGCCCTGGGCGCTGCTGCAGCAGAACATCCGCGACGTGCCCGAGTACCGCAGCGTCCACCTGGTGGCCGACGCCGCCCGCGGGGACCTGCACGTCTCCGCCTACCGCGTGGAGCTGGTCACCACCGAGGGCAGTCGCCGCAGCCCCCAGGAACACTGGCTGGTGGACCGCGACGACGATCTGGCCCCCTTCAAGGCCAAGGACCGCACCGCCGTGCGTGAGGCCGTGCGCCGCCTGCTGCGCGAGTTCATCACCCCGCCAGGACCCGGCCGCTACTGGTGCGGGGCGGACCTCGGCTTCGCCAAGGACCCCACCGAGCTGATGGTCTGGCGCGAAGTGGGCGGCGAGCTGCGCCGCATCGCCCGCATCCACGCCAAGGGCCTGGGCTACGACGTGCAGTGCGAGCTCATCTACTGCCTGGACGAGTTGTTGGATTTCCAGCCCGAGTGGGGCATCGACTTCGGCAACGCCGGCACCGCCGTCGTGCAGATGCTCCAGGCCCTCGACGAGTACGCCGACGCCCACTATGACGAGCGCCTGACCGGGTTCAACTTCTCCGCCTCCGTCGACTGCATCGACGAGGAGGGCAACGTGCTCGAGGAACCGGACCAGAAGACCGGCGACCCGAAGCCCGTGCGCAAGCCTGCCAAGGAGTGGGCGACCGACGTCATCACCCTGCGGCTCCAGCGCGCCGGCTACGCCATGCCGTGGGACCCGGACGTCATCCAGCACTACAGCAACCACACCGCCCGCGAGGGCGCCCGCAACCGGATTTTCAGCAAGGACAACGACCACACCATCGACGCCGACCGCGTGGCCCTGCTGCGCAAGGTCTACAGCGAGCAGATAGGCGTGGCCGACGTCTTCGCGTCCGGGGTTCAGCGGAGGGATGTGGCGTGAGCTATCAGCCCACTCACGACGAGCTGGTCATACGCGCCGAACGGTGGCTCAGGCGACAGGGATGTGGCGTGACCATTCGCGATCCTTTCCGTGCGTACACGGCGAATGGTGAGTTACCTGATGCGATTGGGTGGCGGGATGGTCTGTCAATTCTGGTTGAGTGCAAGGTGTCGCGTAGCGACTTCCAGGCCGACAAGAATAAACCGTTCCGCATGGTTCCAAAGAACGGGATGGGTGATTGGAGGTTCTATCTGTCACCGCCTGACGTGGTGCGGCCTGATGACCTGCCGCCCGGGTGGGGGCTGCTGTGGGCAACGCCGAAGGTGATCCGCAAGGTGCATGGGTTCCCTGGGAACTGCATGTGGTGGAAAGAGAGACCGTTTACAGGCTGCAAGCGCAGCGAAACGATGATGCTGGTTTCCGCGCTTCGGCGTATGGAGATTCGCGGGCATCTCAGAGAGATCTACGACGGCATCACGAACGATGCCGGCAATGACTAGCCACGGGACACGACCGCATGAACCTCAACCCCCTATCCTGGTTCTCCGGCCTCGGCCGCTCCAAGTCGGCGCTGCAGGGCCGCAACCTGACCGCCCGCGAGGTGCAGGCGCAGGGGCCGTGGACCGACGTGCTGTCCGACTGGGTGGCGCGCGAAGTGGCGCCGCGGCTCTATGAGGCTCTGCGGGAGGCCATCCCGCCCATCGACGCGGCCATCAACCGGCTGGTGACACTGGACGGCATCATCCGCCCCGAGGCGGAGAGCGACCGCCTGCAGCGGGCCATCACCGACTGGATGGACAACGTGCGGGTGAACGATCTGGAGACCGGCTTCCAGGCCTTCTACCGCTCGCAGGGCAACGAGCTCTACGAGCAGGGTTTCACGGTGGGCGAGTGGGCGCTATCCACCACGGCCGACGACGTGGAGCGCCTGCGGGTGGCCGACTCCAAGGGCGTTCACTTCCGCCGGCGCGACGGGCGGCTGGAGGCCTGGTACCGTCCGCCGACGCCACAGCGCAATACCCGCCGCGACGGCACCGAGCAGATCGAACGCGTGCTCCGCAACACCTACAGCGCCGGCGACCTCGGCGACCTGCAGGGCATCGGCTACCGCCGCCTGGAGCCCGCGGCCCTGGTCTACGCCGTCTACAATCCCGAGGCCGACTCTCCCTATGGCGTTAGCCTCATGCGCTCCATGGAGTTCGTTGCCCGCGTGCTGCTGACCATCGACAACGCCACCCTGCAGACCTGGGAGCGGTTCGGCAACCCGGCCTTCAGCCTCAACTACAAGACCAACGCCAGACTCAACGATACCCAGCTGGAGGCCCGGCGCAAGACCCTGGCAGACAACCTGAGTCGTGTCCTCGACCTGAAGCGCAAAGGCCAGTCCGCCGACTTCGTCAACGCCGTCGGCCGCGACGACAACCTGGAACTGAAGGTGATCGGCGGCGATAGCCAGGTGCTGGAACTGGAGGCCCCGGCCCGACACATCCTCGAGCAGATCGTCAGCAAGACCGGCCTGCCGTCGTGGATGCTCGGCTTCCATTGGTCCACCGCCGAGCGGCTGGCCCAGCGCCAGGGCGAGCTCGTGCTGCAGGAGAGCCGCACCCGCTGGGACCTTCGCCGGCCCGGGCTCTCCCGTGTGGTGGCCACGGCGCTGCGCGCCCGCGGCGTCACCTGGAATGAGGGCGACTGGCGCCTGGTGCAGGACCTCCCCAGCCTGCAGGACCTCGTGGCCCAGTCCCAGGCCGCCTTCCTCGACGCCCAGACCCAGCTCATGCTCTCCGGCGCCGGGCAGTCTCAGCCCGCCCAGGTCACCGCCTCGGGCAAGGTGGTCTTCCCCATCGACGACGACTACCGCAAGCACGCCCACGGTCACCTGCACAAGGAACCGTGGGTGGAGGACGACCCGGAGCTGCCGCGGCTGGAGCGCGCCACCGAGCGGACCCTGCTCGGCTCCTGGCGGAAGCTCTACAGCGACGCCCTGACCGCGCTGGGGCTGGAGACCGGCGGCAAGCGGGCCAAGGCGCCGGAGGGCCCGGTGTTCCTCTACGACCCGGCCGCCATGGGGCAGCTGCTGATGGACCTGCAGGAGGAGTTCATCGCCACCGTCGGCGGCGAGGACGCCGCGTTGGCCACCAACATGTACGCCGCCTGGGTGCGCGGAGTGGTCAACAGCGCCGCCGAGCTCGACGCCGACGCCGTGGAGGAGAGCGTGCGCAGCGCCACCCGGGAAGCCATGCGTCTCGGCGCCATGGACCTCGTGAAGGACGCCGCCACCCGGGCGTTGCGGGAGGACATCATCCGCACCCTCGAGGAGGGCGCCTACGACGGGCTCAACCCGCTCGATGTCGCCCGCCAGCTCCGCGCCCGCTTCGACGCCCACGAGGTGGACTGGGTGCGCATCGCCCGCAGCGAGATCAGCGCCGCCCAGGCCGCCGGCAAGCTCACCCAGTACGCCGCCCACGAAATCGAGGAATACGACTGGGTCGCCGCCCCGGACAGCTGCCCCATCTGCCTCTCCCGCCAGGGCGCGGGCCCCTACGCCGTCGGCAGCGGACCCATGCCGAGCCGCGACAGCCACCCGAGCTGCCGGTGCACGGTGACGGCAGTGGAAAGATGAGTCACGTCGACTGTGTCTTAGACATCTCGTCGAGCAGCATGATTAGAAGGTCGTGGAGACGTTGAATACCCGCGACCGAATCATCAATAGCATTTGTAATCTGGTCGAACTCGACAATCAGAGCCCCAGCTCCGCCGCTATTCCTTGAGTTTTTTACATTCAGAGGGCCGATAAAATCTGGAGGACGTTCAGGCTGCTGACCATCTTCTGTGTGCCAACCGAAGATAACTGGATTGTGCCCAATGCTATTCCTGACTCGTGCAATCTCTTTGGTTTTCCCCCACGCATCTCGGATCTCTTGCTTAAGGTTTTCACTGACAGCCGTCTTGCCAACAATAGATTTTATGGCAGCTACGCGTTTTCCAAACGACAAATTTACAAGCTCATCGTGCCGTTCAGGATCTTTTTCCAATTGCTCAAGCCACGTAAGCGTCATTAGCTCAATAGCGTTGAAATTCACTACCAGTTTCCCGATATGCCAAACCCACGGCTCAAGGTGTTCAGAGTTCAAAAAGTAACCAATAAATGGCATACGCATTACTCCGATAATTTAGACATACAGAACCACATTATGAACGCATTAATACAGCTCGGCATGACCCTATTCAGCGGCGCCGCCATCTGGATGGTGGGTCGCCCGGAACCGTGGAGCCGCTGGGGCTACCTGGTGGGGCTGGTGGGCCAGCCCTTCTGGTTCGCCGCCGCCGTCCAATCCGGCCAGTGGGGGCTGTTCCTCATCACCTGCTGGTTCACCTACGCCTGGGGGCAGGGCGTGTGGCTGCGCATCGTGGTGCCACGCCGCGAGGCCCGCGCGCCGTGACCGACCCCGACATGCGGCTCGTCCAGTCCACCTGGTACGAGCGTACCCAACGACCCTACTTCGAGAGACCCGACGCCATGACGGAAGAGCAGACCCTGGTCCAGCGCCTGATCCGGGAGGAGTGCGACGCGCTCTGCGCGATGCTGCTGGAGAAAAACCGCAAGTACGGCAACTCGGCCCTGGAGCCGGTGCGCATCTTCTCCCGGGCGAACCCCATGGAGCAGCTGGCGGTGCGGCTGGACGACAAACTCTCCCGCATTCGCTCCGGGCAGCCGGACGAAGACGAGGACGTGGACGGCGACATCGCCGGCTATCTCGTTCTGCGCAAGGTGATGCGCCGCCTCCAGGCCGGCGAGCGTCTGGCGTCCACCGCGGGCTGAATCCACCGTTCCGGGCTATCACTGTCAGGCAGTTCAATCAAAGCATTTGATAACCCGGAGAATAGGCAGATGGATTTGATAAAACAGAAGGAAGTCATTTTGCGCGAACTGGAACAGGAAAACGAACAGCTCCACCGCCGGCTGGAGATCGCCGAGGCGCAGGCGGCGCAGTTCCGCCGGCTGCGGGATGCCGTGGGGCTGGAGTGGGTGGTTGACCCCGAGCGGCTCGCGGCGCTGGTGCGCGAGGCCGGGCGAAGATGAGAGGTGGGCGGGGGCTCGCGCCCCCGCCCGGTTTAGGCCAGCAGCATCAACACCACCGCCGCCACCCGAAGGAGTGCGGTTATGGAGATCGATACCTCGACCTTGATCGTGAGACGGACCATAAGGGATGCCCTCAGGTTCGGCCCACGGCGCCGTGGGTATAAAACCCGTGTATTTCTATTTGCGCCCTGGCTGGCGCTAGCCCATCGGGATGATCGGTCCCTCCGGACGGCGGACTGGTTATCCTGGTTCGGTAGCCTCGGGGCCGAATACGGGGTTTCCACCGCGTATCGGCGCCGAAGCGCCTAACAGGACCAGCCCTTTAGCCCTCTCCACTTGAGGACCAGGGCCTTTGTGGGAAGGCCCTCGCGCCCCGGGGTTTCCCGCTCGGCGGGAAGCCGATGACGCTGCGAGCATTATACCCCAAATCATAAAGTGACCCATTTCGGACGACGCGCCCGCCGCCATCCGTCCAGACTGCCCCCGAACACGACCGAAACCGAGCCGGTCGCACCGGACCCATCCGACCCAGGGGGCAGATCGTGACCACGAAGAAGACGAAGCCCGAAGCCGACGCCGAGGCCGCCACGCCCGAGGCAAAGACCGCCGAAGCCGCTGCCGCGGAGAGCACCCCGCCGGAGCCCGCAGCCGGCGCCGACGCCGTGGCCGAGAGCCCGAAGGCAAAGGCCGCCGAGATCCCCGACTGGAAGCGGGCGGACTACACAGGCCCGCTGGACTGCGCGCAGGCCGACTGGCGCAACCGCCATTTGACGAAATGAGCCTGCAGCGCACCAAGCTGTCCACCGCCGTCCGCAAAGCCGCGGGCGAGGCCTCCAGCGACCAGCTGGAGGCCATCAACCGCCTGGCCCTGGCCGAGCTCGCCGCCGAGCAGGTCTACGTGCGCACCGCCTACCTCGGCCACAACGGCATCGACCGCGACCGCGAGGTGTTGGACGACGGGCTGCTGGACGACTTCGCCCGCACCCTGCCGGGCAAGGGCCTGCACCTGCGCCACCCGGGCGGTTGGAACGGCGACAGCGGGCCGGGCATCGGGCGCTGGTTCGAGGCCCGGGTCGTGGAGATGAGCCTCGACGAGGCCCGCGCGGCCCTCCGGGAGCCCGGCCTGCAGTTTCCGCCCGGTACCGAGCGGGCGAAGCTGCTGGAGGCTTCCAGCTACCTCCCGCGGTCCGGGAAGAACGCCGACCTCATCCTGGATATCGACGCCGGCGTTGCGGGTGACCAGTCGCTCGGCTTCACCGCTTCGGATCGCACCGCCATCCAGAACCCGGCCGGGGACACCATCGCCTACCGGCTGCTCGGACCCGGCGAGGCGCTGGAGGCCTCGCTTGTCTGGCTCGGCGCCCAGCCCGGGGCCCGTTTCCACAAGGGCGCGCCGCGCCCCACCGCAGAGGATCACGAGATGAGCGAAGAGCAGATGAAGGCGCTGCAGAAGAAGGCCGACGACGCCGAGGCCCGCGCCAAGGCGCTGCAGCCCAAGGCCGACGGCTTTGACGCCATCGCCAAGGCGGTGGGCGATGGGCTGGCCGCTGACCCCGACGCCCTCAAGGCCGCCGTGTCCGCCGGTCAGGCGGCCCACGACGAGCTGGTGAACGACATCGTCTCCTCCGAGCGCCTGGCCGGGATGGTCACCGGTGACGATGAGGCCAGCACCAAGAACGCCAAGGCCCTCTACGCCGACTGGTCCATGGACCGGCTCAAGGCCTACGCCGAGCGGGTGAAGAAACTGGTCCCGGCGGGCGGCACCATCGCGGGCGGCGACCCGAACGCCACCGCCGCCGGCGGCGGGCCGCGGCCCAAGCAGGACGGCCAGAAGAGCGCCTTCAACCCCACCGAAAACCCCCTGGTCACCGGCTGACCGGCCGCGCCCGGAACAGAGTAGAGGAGCAGAACGATGGCAACCGAAATCCTGAGCGTGGACTTCACCGGGTCCGTCGTCGCCCACACCGCGGCAACCACCGCCAAGGGCTTCTACGTGGTGGGTGGGCTGGTCTGCATGGCCATGAACGCCGCCGATGCCGACGCCGACAACGTCTTCGTCTACAAGGCCGACCGCGTGCGGGTGCCCAAGGCCACCGGCGAGGCCTGGACCTTCGGCACGAAGATCTACTGGGACGCGACGGCCGAGAAGTTCACCACCACGTCCACCGCCAACACCCTGGCCGGCATCGTGGCGGAGGCGGCCGCCAGCGCCGACACCGAGGGCGAAATCGATCTCAGCCCGTTCGTCAACGCCGCCTGACCGTAGGGCCCTGGACCTGACCGACTGAAGAGGGAGAAACCATGCACACCAGCATCAAGTTCGACAAGCTCCGGGGCCTGCCCGACGACCAGCAGATCAAGATGCTGGCGGGCGCCATCGGCTGGGAGTTCTCCAAAGTTCCCCTGGCACTGGCCATGTCGCCCATGGCTGGCGTGGATCCCGCCCGCGTGAAGGGCGTCAGCGGGGCCGGTCGCGCGCCCAGCTTCGATGCCATCAAGGCGCACATGAAGGCCTTCCTGGGCCAGAAGTACGCCACCAGCGACGACACGCCCTATCTGAACGACGTGTCCAACCAGATGGAGCAGTGGTTCCACACCAACATGCCCGAGATGGACATGGCCTTCGCGCTGCTGTTCGATTTTCTCGACCTGCGCAATTCGACCCATGACCACTTCGACATCCTCGACACCAACGCGGGCCTCACCTGGACCCAGCGCCGCCCGGGGCAGGCCGCGAATATTCGCCGCAACATCAGCGAGGCGAAGGCCAGCGTCAGCTACCTGGAGTGGAGCGACGGCCTCGGCCTGCTGGACGCCTGGCTCCAGTTCCAGCAGTACTGGAACATCGACGAGGCGGTCATGGAGTTCATGACCACCTTCTACGACAAGATGGCGTCCCTGCACTACGGGCTGTTCACTGCGCTCGGCGCGGGCGTCGACCAGGCCTTTGCCACCGACGACGTGCAGACCGCCAACAACGCCGCCGCGGCCATCATCCGGGCCGTCAAGGAGAAAGGCTACGCCGTGGGCGACAACCCCACTTTCTACGCCCTCTGCGCGGTGGAGCAGGTGGGTCGCCTGGAGCGCATGCTCACCGCCCAGCGCGGCAGCGCCATCGTCGACCAGGGCACGGTGAGCCAGCCGCTGGCCCACCGCATCGGCGGCATCATCGGCACCACCCACGTGTCCGCATCGGACACCGGCTGGTACCTCGTGCTCCCGGGCCGGAAGATCAAGCGCGGCGTCTGGAAGGACCTCACCACCGAGACCGACCGCAACATCTACGTCAGCGCCACCGACATCGTCGGCGTCGGGCAGTACAACGCCGCCATCGGCGACACCGACCAGGTGAAGCGCTGCAAGTTCAGCTGATTCTCCTCCGCCCATGTCAGCTATGGGATTGCCCGGGGATAAACGCCCCGGGCATTTTTTTCCTGCCCCTGTTCCTCTCACTGCTGGCGGTGCAGGCCGCGTCCGACGAGACACCCGGCACAAATTGACCCATTTCGGACGACGCGCCCGCCGCGCCCCGTCCAGACTACCGGGCAGACACGAGGACACCGTGAATGCCCAAGGCCACCGCAGCAGACATCACCGCGCTCGGCTTCTCCGCCGTCCAGTTCGGCGCTCCTGACGACTGGGCCGCCTACGTGGCCCCCATGCTGGACGATGCCGAGGCATTCATCACAGGTGAGATCGGCGCCGCGGCCTACGCCGGCGCCGCAGGCACCACCCTGTTCTACCTCAAGCGCGCCGAGGTGAATTTCGTCGCCTCGGAGCTCTGGCGCCGGCGCGCCGTGCAGCTCGACGCGGATCTGCGCCTCCAGCGCACAGAGGACTCGCAAGCCTACCTGCGTCAGCGGGAATACCTCGCCATGGCCCAGGCCGCAGAAGACCGCGCCTGGGACTTCCTCTCGAAGGTCACCGGCAGCCTGGCCACTGGCGGTGTCGCCGTCGGCGTCGTGCAGAGCGGTCCCTTCACCGAGGTGAACACGTGAAGACCACCAGCAACGCCCTCGCCATCGCCCGCCGCTGGAACACCCGCCGGGGCCAGCTCGACGGCGCGCTGCGCCGCGGGCTCCGGAAGGGCGCAGCCGCGGTGGACCGGGAGCAGGTGCGCAACCTGTCCGGCTCCGGCGCCGATGCGCCCGGCAGCTACCCGGTGCCGGTGCGCAAGGGCACACTGCGCGGCGGGCACTTCTTCCAGGTCGAGAATGCGCGGCTCGCCATCGTCGGCAATACCACTGTCTACGCCGCGCGGATCCACGACGAGCGGCCGTTCCTCGACGACGCAGCGGAGGACGTGGACGCGGGCGAGTACATCCGCGACGAGATGCGGACCGTCTTCACGAGGATGGTCCTGTGAGCCTGGAGGCATTCCACGCCGGACTGAAGGCGCGGCTGCTGTCCGACGCCGGGCTCGGCGCGTGGGCCTCCGGGCACTTCAGCAGGGCGCTGACCGCCATTGACGGGAACATCCCCATCAACACCCTCGGCGACGGCGAGGTGCCGGCGCTGATATTCGAGCTCGGCGACGGGGAGGGGCAGGGCACGGACGGCGAGCTGCAGGACTGGGTCGCCGACATCCACATCGCGCTGGTCTGGACGGAGCCCGGCCCGTCCAGCGCCTTCGCCCAGCGCCTCGAGCTCCCCGGCCTGCTGGCCCGCGCCATCATCGCCGACCCGTCCCTGGGCGGTTCCGGCGTGGTCGCCCGCCTGAGCGCCTTCGAGAGCGACCGCGGGGCGAACCACCCCACCCACGTCATGCGGGCCACCGTGTCCGCCTTCTACATCGAGGGGAGCTGATCATGAAGAAGACCGAGACCCAGGCCGCCACCGTGCAGGAACCCGCCGAGCGCGTCGAGGTGACCATCAGGAAGGAGGGCCACACCCACCGCGGAAAACCCTGCGCCGTGGGAGACAAGATCCGCGTCACCCCGCGCCAGGCGGAGTGGCTGAAGGAGCAGGGCGTCATCTGAGCCCGTCATCTGAGCCCAACGGGGCAACGCGATAGAGGAGAGACATCATGGGCGACACCTTCATTGTCCCGGGCGGCAAGGTCTACTTTGATCCTTTCGACGCCAACGGCAACCGGACGGGCGAGCGCTACATCGGCAACACCCAGGGCTTCGTGCTCAACAGCAGCGCCGAGAAGATCGCCACCTACGACAACGAGGACGGCGTCTCTGTCAAGGCCGACGAGGTGACGACCCGCCTCGACCGCATGGGCACCATGCGCACCCGCAGCCTGGACATCGACAACCTGGCGATGTGGGTGGTGAGCACCGCGTCCACCAAGACCCAGAGCAGCGGGTCGGTGACCGACGAGGCCATCAGCGCCGTGCAGCAGGGGCGCTACTACCAGCTGGGCACCGACGCCAGCAACCCCTCCGGCGTGCGCGGCATCAGCGCGGTGACGGTGACGGACGATACCGGCACGACCACCTACGTCGACGGCACGGACTACACCGTGGACCTCACCCTGGCCCGGCTCTACATCGTGCCCGGCGGAAGCATCGCCGACGACAGCGACCTCCTGGTGGACTACACCAAGGCCGCCAACACCCGCGACCAGGTCGTCGCGCTCTCCGCCACCACCCAGCAGGGCGCCGTGCGCGTCATCGGCAGCAACCTCAAGGGCGCGAACCGCGATTACTACATGCCCATGGTGAACCTCACGCCGACGGGCGATCTCGACCTGAAGGGCGACCCGGAGAGCCAGCGCCACCAGGAGATCGCCTTCGAGGTGGAGTTGCTCAAGAAGGACACCAACACCGCGCCGCTCTACGTCGACGGCCGCCCGGCCTGACCCGGATAACTGCGCGCGGGCGGACCCCGCCCGCGCGCCATAACAAGAGGACTCCCACATGCTGCGCATCGCTGACCAGGACATTGTCACCCGCCCCGTCCTGTTCGAGCTGCCCGACGGGCAGACCGCGAAGATTCCCTTCACCTTCCGCCTCGTCGGCCGGAAGGCGCTCAAGCGTCTCGTGACAGGGAAGCTGGGCGATGAGGAGGCCGAGCAGGTGCTCGTCGACAACACCCTCGGCTGGGAGGGGCTCGCCGACCCGGAGGGGAAGCCGATCCCCTTCAGCCTGGAGGCGTTCCTGGCGCTGCTGGACCGGCGCTGGTTCGAGCGGGCGGTGGCCCGGGAGTTTCTGGCCGCCTGCCTGGGGGCCCCCGCAAAAAACTGAGGAGCTGGGTCCGCTGGCTGATGGCGGCGGACGGGGCGGGCCCAGAGATATGCAAGGGCTGCCGCGAGGCCCGGGACGACGACGGCCCCTGCGAGGCCTGCCCGGAGCCCGAGCTGCTGCCCATGAACACCGCCGCCGCCACGGCCTGGCTGGAGCTGCAGAGCCAGTGGCGCCGGGACGCCTGGGGCCGGGCCACCGGACTCGACTACGCCGGCGTTGCGGCCTGGTTCCGGCTCGCCGGCGTCCCGCGCCGGGAACGCACCCATCTGTTCGGGCAGATCCGCCAGATGGAGGCCTACACCCTGGAAGCAATCCGCGAGCGCGCTGACAAGACCCATGGCAAAGACCCGCACTGACACGCTCATCATCAAGCTCGAGACCGACGGGAGCGGCAAGGTCAAGGCCTCGCTCGCCGGGCTCGAGCATGGCTTCGAGCGCGTCGATGGAAAGGTCAAGAAGAGCCACTCCAGCCTGCTCAACTGGAGCAACCTGCTGCGCGTCGTCACCGTGGGGGCCATGGCCGCCTACGCCAATGGCGCGCTCGGCATGGCCGACGCCCTGGAGTCAACCGCAGACAAGCTGGGCCTCAACATCGAGACCCTGCAGGAGTACCGCTGGGCCGCTCAGCAGAGTAACGTCGCAATCTCCACCATGGAGATGGGCCTGCAGCGGTTCTTCCGCCGTGCCGCGGAGGCGGCCGATGGCACCGGCGAGGCCAAGGGCGCCCTGGCCGAGCTCGGAGTGCAGCTCACCGACACCAGCGGCAAGCTGCGCGTGGGCGAGGACCTGTTCCGCGACGTCGCCGAGGCCATCTCCCGCGTCGAGAGCCCGCAGGAACGGCTGCGGCTGGCCTTCAAGCTCTTCGACTCCGAAGGCGTGGTCATGGTCAACATGCTGCGCGACGGGGCCGCCGGGCTCGACCGCCTGCGGCAGGAGGCGCGGGACCTCGGCATCGTCATGGACGCCGATTTGATCCGCAACGCCGCCGAGGCCAACACCCAGCTCGAGGCGGTCTGGAAAATCGTCGATGCCCACCTGACCCAGGCCCTGCTCGAGCTCAGCCCCTACCTTGTGGAAGCCGCCGAGGGGTTCAAGGACCTGGCGATTGCCGCCAAGAGTTTCTTCGAGAGCCTGGGCAGCGTCGACCAGATGGGCGAGCAGGCCATCGAGCGGGAGATTCAGGGGCTGCTTGAGCTCCGCGATAGCGCCCTGGAGCGGCTGCAGACCGTCCAGCGCGGCAGCAGCGAAAACGCCGCAATGAAGGATTGGCTGGCCTCGCAGTTCCTCCCCTCGGAAGAGGACCTGCAGGCCCGTCTGGACGAGATCAACCGCCTGCTGCTGCAGGCCCGCCTGCGCCAGAAGGAACTCTTCGAGGGCGCCCAGGCTGGCGGGACACCGGACCAGCCGCCGCCGGCGCCGGTGCTCAAGCCGTGGGACCCCTCGGCCGCCTCCGCCGCACAGAAGGCGGCCGCCACCGAGCTGGAGGCCTACCGCACCCGGCTCACCAGCCTGATTGACGCACTCGACCCCGCGGCGGCAAAGACCCGGGAATACCTCCAGGCCGTGGCCGACCTCGACCGCGCCTGGGCCTCCGGGCTCATCTCCGGCGACGAGCACGACCGCCTGCTCCAGCTGCTGGCCATCGACACCGATTCGGCGCGGGAAGCCGAGGAGAAGCGCCAGGCGCTGATGGATGAGGGCGCCCGCCTCACCGAGGCCATGCGCACCCCGCTCGAGGAGTTCGCCGACGAGCTGGAGCGCTACACCCTCCTGGCCAAGGCCGGCGCCATCAGCCAGGAGACCCTGAACCGGGCGGTCACCGACGCGCGGGAGAGGTTCAGCGAGGCCGAGGAAAAAGCGAAGAAGTCCCTGTCCACCATGGCCGCGTTCTCGGAGCGTGCTGCCGAGGGTATGCACGACGCCTTTTCCCAGTTCTTCTTCGACCCGCTCGCTGAGGGATTCGACGGGGCGCTGGACGGGTTCACCACCATGCTGCGGAAAATGGCGGCGGAACTCGCCGCCTCCGAAGTGATGCTGTTCGCCGGCAACCTGCTGAAGGGCTCCGGCAGCGACTGGCTGAGCAGCCTCGGCAGCTCCATGGTCAAGTACGCCACCGGGCTCACGGCCAACGCGAAAGGGAATGTCTTTTCCGGCGGTCGCGTGGTGCCGTTCGCTGATGGCGGAATCGTCACCTCGCCGACGCTCTTCCCGATGCGCGATGGGATCGGGCTGATGGGCGAGGAAGACGATGAGGCCATCCTACCGCTCAAGCGGGGGCGTGACGGAAAGCTAGGCGTGTCCGGAGGGGGAACGCAGATCACCATCGCCCCGAGGTTCGAGATCAAGGCCATGGACTCCAAGGATGTACTGCGTACCGTGGCGCCCGTCTCCCAGGAGCTGGCCGTTATGACCATGCGCGAGATCGAGGGATTGAACCTGGGCAGGAGCGGCCGCTGACATGGGAACATTCGTCGACAGGCTGTTTCCTGTTGAGCGGTTGATCTGGCAGGAGATGCGCGGGGGGATCCTGCCTCCGCCGGTATCTTCGGCAGGTAACGGCAGCCTGGTGCAGCAGCGTTTGAGCACCACCGACGAGGGCCAGTATCGGGTTACGTTTCCGCCCCAGGTGCGCAAGTGGTCAGACTGGGTGGCTATCTACGAGTTCAGTCTCGGCGTCGGCGGACGGCGTGACAGTTTCCGGCTGCGTGATCCGCGAACCTATTTCAATAAACGCGCCGGCCAGGCGCTCGGTGCGGGTGATGGGGTTACGCAGGCCTACCAGCTGGTAGCGTCCTTCGGTGACGATTACACCCACCGCATCACCAAGCCGGTCGATGGGACGGTTGCCATCTACATCGGCCAGGCCGGCAGTCCGGTGGCGCAGACCAGCCGCTGGAGCGTCGGCCTGTTGAGCGGCGAGGTATCGTTCGATTCCGATCTCGCCGGCACGGTGACAGGCGCAACGTCGGCCTCGCCGTGCGTGCTCGAGATTACGGGGCACGGGCTTACCACAGGCGACACTGTCCATCTGGGTGCGTTCACAGGAACGGGGTGGTCGGGGCTCAACGACCGCCGCGAAATAGTGGCCGTTGTCGACGCCAACCACATCAGCATCCCGGTTGATTCCTCGGCCTTCCCTGCATACAGCGCCAATGACGGCACCACACATACCCTGCCGCAGGCGGGGGAGATCATAACGGCAGACCTTGAGTGGGAATTCCAGGTCTGCCTATCCAGCCGCATCGAGCCGCCGTCCGACGCAGTGGTGGGCCGAATTGTGCGTCTCGGAGAGGTGGTCTTCGAGGAGGTGGACGAGTGAGGCCGATCTCAGCGGCACGTCAGACTGAGCTGGAAGCTGGCCGCGCCTGTCGCGCGGTGCGTTTTCACCTGCGCGATGGTACGGCCTTCGGTGTCTGCAATCATACCCGGCCACTTACCATTGACGGGGTGGTATATGAGCCCGCATCCGGCGATTGGCGTGCGCCGTTGCGTAGCTATATCGACACCGCTGTCGACAACCTGCAGCTCTCTGGAGGCTGGGGGGACTACAACGAGCAATCACTGATCGAAGGCCTTTTCAACGAGTGCTACATCGTCGCGGGCATCGCCTTCTGGAAGCTCTCGCCGCCTGAGTTCATGACCACCTTCCGCGGCGACATGGGCAAGCTGCAGTGGAGCCGTGACGGGTTCCAATTCCAGGCCGAAGACATCATGCAGAAGCTCAGCCGCCCGCTCGGTCGCACGGCCGGGCCGGACTGCCAAGTGGAGCTCGGCTCGACCGGCGTCGGCCAGTGCAACGTGGACCTCTCGCTCTACGAAGTGAGCGGCACGGTCACAGCCGTTGACGGCAGCCATCCGCGCGTGACCTTCACCGACTCCGGCCTGACGCAGACCGTGCCCTACTGGACCGACGGGCTCATCACCTGGGACACCGGCGACAACGCCGGGCTCTCCTACACCGTGGAGGCCCATGCCGCCGGCGGCGAGCTGACCCTGCAGCTGCCGGCCCGCCGCGCCATCAGCATTGGCGACACCTTCACCATCACGCCCGGGTGCGACCACACCGACGGCGCCGGCGGCTGCGACAAGTTCGGTAACCGGCCCAACTACCAGGGCCTGCCCTTCGTGCGGCCCGAGACGCAGATCGCGGGGGAGAGCTGATGTCGCACATCATCGCCACCGCCCGCCGCGAGCGCATCCTCACCGAGGCCGTCACTTGGGCGGGCACGCCCTACCGCTCGCGACACTACCCGGTCAAGGGCCCGACCGGCGGCTGCGACTGCGCCAGCTACATCCTCGGCGTGGCCATGGGCGCCGGGCTGGTGCCGGAGGGCACGCCGCTGCCCACCTACAGCGCCGACCGGCACCTGCACCAGTCAGACGAGCGCTACCGGGAGGAGCTCCGCGCCCTCGGCTGCACCGAGATCCCCGTCGAGCAGGCGAACCCGGGCGACGTGCTGCTGTTCGTCGTCCTCGGCCGCCGGCCCGCCTCCCACACCGCCATCCTCCTGCACGGCCTGCGCATGGCCCACGCCTACGAGACCACCGGCAAGGTCAGCATCAACGGCATCGACGCAGGCTGGCAGCGCCGCCTGCGCTTCGCCTTCCGCCTGCCCGGGGTGCCCGAGTGAGCGGCTCCATCGGACAGCTCGCCGGCGGCCTGGTCGGCGCATGGGTCGGATCGTTCTTCGGCATGCCGTCGCTGGGTTTCTCCATCGGCAGTTCCCTGTTTGCCTCCGGCCAGACCATCAAGGCCGACCCGGGAGACCTCTCCTACAGCGTCAGCGGCTACGGCAAGTTCATGGGGTGGGGTTACGGCACCTACCCTGTCGATGCGCCGTTCGCCGTGTGGGCGTCAAACTTCCACGCCCACAAAAAGACCACCAGCAGCGGCGGCAAGGGCGGCGGCGGGGTCAGCCAGGAATACTACGAGTACAGCATCGATATCGCCTTCTACTTGCGCGACTGCACCGACGGCAATCCCATCAGCGGCGTGCGCCGAATCTGGAACCTCACCACGGGCGAGCTGATCTATGACGTGGGCACCGGTGCCGACGCCGCCACGCTCATCCAGAGCCGCAAGATAGCCGACAACATCCAGGTGCTGACCGGAACGAGCGACCAGGACCCGCCGGCGCTCATCGAGGCCGCAGAGGGCTGGTCGCCCGGCTACCGCGGGCACGCGCTGTGCATCATGGAGAAGCTCAAGTGCGGCGCCACCAAACAGGTGCCGCTGCTGCGCTTTGAGATCGCCGCCAGCGCCTCCACCCCGCCGCACCGGTTGACCGGGTTCAATCCCGGCAACGTGACGCTGCAGTGGCGTAACATGAGCATCGAGGAGGACAACGGCACCGTCCTGGCCGTCGGCAGCGAGAACGAGCTCATCGACGGCAGCGGGTACTGGCGCGACGTGTTCCGCTCCCGCTACGACCTCGACGGCAATCTCCTGAGCAAGGAGATCAAGACCGTCGACGCCGGGCCGTATACGAGTGTCGATGCGACGTTCATCCCCGTGCGCAACAGTCCGGGTCTGTGGATCGAGACCAACTGGTTCACCTATTTCTACTGGAGCAGCTGGGAAAACCCGACCGCCTATGCCGCCGAGGATCGGGTCTATCTTCCTGCCGGTGTCACCCTGCCGGCGGGCGCCGCATTGTTCGCCGTCAACGGCGCCGTCGTCCGCGGACAGTGGATTACCGATGAGGGCTACCGGATCACGAAGTGGCCCTGGGTCGATGACGATACCCGCGAGCGGCGCCCCAGCAGCTACTGGTCGGACTCGGTCACCGTCATCGCTGGCACGGGCACGTCCACGCTTTACCGGATGATGCCGAGCCATGACGGGGCCAGTCTGTACCTGTTCTACTCCAGCCCGACGGCCGCCGTCGTCTATCAGATCGATGTGGATACACTGGCCACCGTTGACCAATGGGCCATCGGCGCCGGCTACGGCAGCAGCCCGGCCAATGCATTCTGGGTCTACGAGGACAAGTTCATCCTGGTGGAGTCCGCCGAAATCCGCCTGTTCACGCTCAACGCCGACGGCACGGCGACCCTGGAAGGGACATACAGCCACGGAGATTACATCAGCTTTCCCCTCTCCATCTGGCCGCTCGCGCCCTACATGATCACCTTGAGCGTGGGCCAGATGTACATGGACGACCTGCTGGCCGCCGGCGCCGATACGCTGCCGGCCGTGCTGGGCGACCTGGTGGAACGCGCCGGCGTGGCGTCTGCCGACCACGACGAGAGCCTGCTGCCGACGACGCCCGTGCGGCTGTCCATCACCAGTCAGCAGGCCGCCCGCGACTGGCTGCTGCAACTGTCCAGCCTGTACCACTACCGCATGCGCACCAGCGCCGGTCAGCTGCAGGTCACGCCCAAGGGCGGTTCCGCCGTGGCCACCATCGAGCAGGCCGACCTCGGCATGCGTCCGGCCAACGGCGGCGCGCCGGTGCTCGACCCGCCCATCACCACCTATGCCGCCCAGGGCATCGCGCTCCCGCGCAGCGTCACCGTGGTGGCCGTTGACCCGGAATCCGACTATGCCCCGGTCCAGCAGACCTACCGCATGCGTAATTTCGGCGAGGGGCAGGATCTCACCCTGCGCACCACCGCCATCCTGACCGCCGACCAGTGCAAGGACATCGCCACGATCTACGCCAAGGAGCCCCACCTGGAGCGCCTGAGCTGGAGCACATCGGTCGGCGTGAAACACGCGAGGTACGAGGCCGGAGACGTGCTCGATCTGCCGCAGGGCCGCGCCTGGCTGCGGCGGGTGGCGGAGTCGGGCGACGGGACCATCGAGTGGGAGCTCCAGGCCGAGGCCGCCAGTGCCTACACCGGCCAGGGTTTGCCCACCGCCAGCCCGCCGGTCCCATCCGGCGGTATCGCGCTCCCGGGCCCCACTCACCTGGCGCTGCTCGACCCGCCCGCGCTGACCGACGCCCATACCGGCGCCGGAATCGTGGTCGCCGCCTGCGGCTATCTCTCCGGCTGGAGCGGCTGCAACCTCTACGTCAGCGATGCGGAGGACGGCGAGAGCTACAGCCTGGTGGCCACCCTCACCGAGGCGGCGGTCATCGGCGTAGCCGAGACGGCGCTGCCCGACCATGCCGCCACGATGTGGGACCGCACCAACTCGGTGGTGGTGCGGCTGGTGGGACCCAACGGCGCGCTGTCCAGCGCCACCGAGGCACAGGTGCGCGCGGGCGGAAATGTCCTGCTGTGGGGCGATGAGGTGGTGGGCGTGGCCGACGTGACCTATCTAGGCTCTCGCCGCTATCAGCTCTCCACCCTGCTGCGCGGCCGGCGCGGCACCGAGTGGGCGACCAGCGGCCACGCCGCCGCGGAGACCGTAGTGCTGCTCGATTCCGCGACCCTACAGCGCATCGACCTGGATGTGAGCCGCATCGGGGCCGGCCGAAAATACAAGGCCGTGAGCTTCGGTAACGGCATCGCCGACGTGCAGCCCGTCAGCTTCACCGCTGCGGGCGTCTCGCTCGAGCCCTGGGCGCCGGTGATGATCCGCGGCAGCCGGGATGCCAGCGGCACCCTGACCGTCCGCTGGCAGCGCCGCGGCCGGTTCGTGCCACGGCCCTTCTGGCGGCCCGGGCTGAGCGACCTGCAGAGCTACGAGGTGGACATCATGAGCGGGTCCACCGTGCTGCGCACACTCACCAGCGCCACCGAGTCGGTGACCTATACCACCGCCCAGATGAGCACCGACGGCGTGACGCCCAACACGCCGGTCAGCGTCAGAGTCTATCAGCTGAGCACCGATGTCGGCCGCGGCTACGCCGGCAGCGCCACGATCTAGGGAGCGGAACATGACCACCGAATATCTGAAACTCACGGAGATGAGCTCGAATCCCCAGGAGCCTGATACCGTCGTCAATACCATCCTGCGCGAGATCGAGAGCCGCTTCCACGTCAAGAGCCGCACCAACGGCGGGCCGCCGGCGAGTCCGGCCAACGGGCACACCTACATCGTCGACAGCGTCACCGGGGCCTGGTCGTATTTCACGCTCGGCCAGATCGCCCGCTACTACTCGTCAACGTGGTACGCCGTCACCCCGGGCGAGGGCTGGAATGTCTGGTGCGACGACGAGGACGTGCTGCTGTCGCATGACGGCACCCGCTGGCGGGAGGCCCCGATCCGAATCGTGGCGATGCAGGATTTCAGCCAGGACCCGGGTACCACCACCGGCCTGACATTCGGCTACCGCGCTGGCCGGGTGCGCAACGACTCGGCGGTCACCGATGTGTCGGCCGGCACCGTCGCGCTCACGGCCAGCGGCACCAATTACGTCGAGCTGACCGGTGCCGGAACGGTGTTGGCCAATACCAGCGCATACACGTCCGGCCGCATCCCGCTTTATACCGTCGTCACCGATGGTAGCGGCATCACGTCTGTCACCGACCGGCGCACCTGGGTCTCGCTGGGCGGCGGAGCTGGTGGCGGCGGCAGCAGCCTGGGCGATTTCGACGAGGACAGCGGCACTACCACCGGCCTGACCTGGGGCTATCAGGCCGGGTCGATCCGTCTGCGCACCACCGTGACCAGTGTGTCGGCCGGCACCGTCGCGCTCACCGACAACAACACCAACTACGTCGAGATTGACTCCGGCGGCACCGTCACGGCCAACACCACCGGCTTCACCGCCGGGAAGATTCCGCTGCGCCAGGTGACCACCGTCAGCGGCAGCCAGACCGCCAGCACCGACCGGCGCGCCTGGATACCGTTCGTCGTCGAGGGGCCGGCAACAGGGACGGACAACGCCTGGCCGCGTCAGGACGGCGCCACCGGCCGGATTCTGCAGGACGGCAAGTGGGTCGAGGCCGACAGCGGCGACGTGACGGCCGGCGGCCACCTCGACATGAACGCCAAGGACCTCAAGCGGCCCATTCTGCGGCGCTGGATCGAGGGGCAGGGAACCGCCACGCTCACGACCGGGACCCTCACGCTCGACTGCACCAACGGGCCGAATTTCGCGGTCACGCTGAACCAGAACGTGACCACCGTCAGCATCACCAACCTGCCCAGTGGCACCGGCTGGATACCGCTGACCATCGAGCTCACCCAGGACGCCACCGGCGGCCGGACGGTCAGCGGATGGCCGTCCGGGACCAAATGGCCCGGCGGCAGCGCGCCGACAATCAGCGCCGCGGCCGCGGCTGTGGACGTGATCGCAGGCTACACTCGGGACGCGGCGACCACCTGGCGGCTGGGCCGCGCATTCGAGGACAGCAAGTAATGCGCTGGCGTCGTGACGAAAGGACTGGGCTGATCCTGCCGCGCGGCACGGATAGCCTGATCCATCACGGTTTGCAGCTCGCCGCCGGCGGAAGCGGCACCGTGATCTACGCCACTTGGGATGCGTCGGCCAAGGGCCCGAACATCACGCTGAGCGGCGGGGACCTCACGGCGACCAAAGGCGGAAGTTCAACATATGAATCTGTCCGCGCGACCAAAGGCAAGCTGTCGGGGAAGTGGTATTGGGAAGTCACGGTCATCAGCGGCAACACATCGCCTTATATCGTGATCGGTATCGGCACCGCATCGCTGCCGACGGCGGCCGCACCCGGTTCGACGGCCACCTCCTACTCATACACGGAAGGTGGGGGGTACAAATATAACAACGGCAGCACGACTGCTTATGGCGCAACCTATGCGACTGGCGACGTGATCCAGGTGGCGCTGGACATGACCGCCGGGAAAATCTGGTGGGGTAAGAACGGCACCTGGCAGGCGTCTGGCGATCCGGCTGCGGGCACGGGGGCAGCATTCACGGGCCTCGCGGGCACCCAGTATCCCGCCGTCGGCCTCTATCGACCGCCTACAGACCCTAGTGCCGTCACCGCGAATTTCGGCGCGTCCGCATTCTCCTACAGCGTCCCGAGTGGCTTCAACGCGGGGGTATATTGACGCGGCGGACCATCCGCCACAGCGCCAGCAGCCGCAGCACCGGCCGCGGCGTCGGCGTGCGCCCCTGCCACCACCATGCCTGAATAAAGTGACCCGTTTCGGACGACAATGTAGCCCAGCCTCGCCCACCCTGCCACAAACAGCAGGGAAGGGACCATGCCTGAACGCCTCGCTCCCCACGTCATCGCGTTCTTCTACGCCCTGGCGGCCATCACCGGCGGGTTGGGTGGCTGCGCCGCGGCCATCCAGCATTCGCTGATCACCCGTAAGTCACTGCGCGTCGGGTTCATCTCGGCCTACGTGGTGCTCGGCATCTTCTCGGCCGGCATCGTGCTCTCCGCCGCGCTCATCGCCGGCATGCATGTCACCGAGCCCCACATCATCGGCGGCGGCCTGCTCACCGGCTTCGCCATCTCCACGATGATGGCCACCGGCAACCTGGCGGCCGTCGTCACGCTGCGCCGCCTGGGTTGGGAGGCGGCCATCACCATCCGCCGCAGCGACGAGGACCGCCGCCACCATGAGGGCGAGGAGGGCCGCACCTGATGGCCAGCCGCCGCCTCGATGACCTGCAGCCCTACGTCGCCGAGATGGCCCGGGAGCTCGTGCGCCTGGCCGATGGGGCGGGGCTGGACCTGCTGATCTACTGCACCCTGCGCAGCGCCGAGGAACAGGCGCGGCTCTTCCGGCGCGGGAGAGCCCTGCGCGAGATCGAGCGCAAGGCCCGGGAGATGGAGGCGCTCGGCCGGTCGGACTTCGCGCGCCTGCTGATGGACGTCGGCCCTCAGTACGGGCCGGGGCCGGTCACATGGGCCGGGCCCGGACAGAGCCTTCACCAGTATGGCGTGGCCCTGGACGCTGTCCCGCTGCGGGACGGCAAGCCGGTCTGGGCGACAGCCGGAGCGGACGGGCGTCCAGACTGGGGACGCCCTGGTGTCGACGGTGAGTTGTGGGACCGCTACGGCGCGCTCGGCGAGCGGGTAGGGTTCGAGTGGTCCGGCCGCTGGAGCCCGCACCACCGGGAGTATCCCCACCTACAGGCGGCCGGTGTCGACTGGCGCGACCTGATCCGGCAGGGGCACAGCGCATGAAGAGTCTATTCGACGAGCTGCTGGTGGCCTGGGCCGCGGGCGTCATCACCTGGGCCGTGGTGCGGACCTTCAGCGCCACCCCCCCGGACATCCCCGGCACCGGCGGCACCGTGGCCGCCCTCGGGGCGGTCATCGGCCTGCTGGGGACGGCCATCGCCCTCTACCGATGGGTCAACCGGCGCCGCGACGATCCAGACGAGGGCAAGCCGTGAACATCCTGTTTGGCCTGCTCGCCAAGGTAGCCCCCAGGTTTGCCCTGCGGGCCGTGGGCTGGTTCACGGGCGGCAGTGGCCAGGCGGTACTGATCACCGCCGTCGTCGGCCTGGTGGCCACCCTGCTGGTGGCTGGCGTGCAGCAGGCCCGGGTGTGGCACGCCCAGGCCGACGCCGCCGAGGCGGACGCCGAGCGCGCCGAGTGGCAGCGCAAGGCCGAGGCCGCAGCGGCGGACCTGGCCGCGCTGGAGGCGCATGTAGGGCGGCAGAACGAGGGGATCCGGCAGGTGGAGCAGCGCGGGCGCGAGGCCGGTCAGGCCGCCGCCGAAGTCCTCCGCCGATCAGCGGAACGCCGGCGCGAGACGGGAACCCCCAGCGGACACGAGGAGATGCAGGCATGGGCGGAATCGCTGCCTGGTCAGCGCTACTGATTGCCGCGCTGCTCGCGGGCTGCGCACAGGCGCCGGAACGGGTGCGCACCGTGGAGGTGCTGGTCCCCACGGTGCCGGAGATCCAGTACCTGCCCGAGGCGCTGCGCGAGCCCTACCAGGTGCAGGCGCCGCCCCCGCGGGCCTTCGTCGCGCCGGCCGACCCGGACGCAAAGTCCGCCCTCACGTCGGAGGGCGAGGCCTGGATCCACGGCCTGGTGACGGACCTCCTGGAGCGGGTGAGAGCCTACGAGAAGGCGCTGGATCGGCTGATGCGGCCGCCCTGAACCGCAACACCACCAGACAGCGAATAAAGAGGGGCGACCGCGCCATGCGCCAACATGGCGCGGCCCCCGAAGCAGTGGCAGGCACTGCAACAGGCAAGGCCCCCCACCCCGTCGACGAGGTAGGTGGAGCCTAGCACAGCGAAAGCCGATTGCAGAGACCGCCGGAAACCACTGCCATGTCCTATCCGTTCATCCCCTGGCTGGGTGGCAAGCGCCGCCTGGCCAAGCAGATCCTTCCCATGTTCCCCGACCACCAGTGCTACGTCGAGCCGTTCGCCGGCGCGGCGGCGTTGTTCTTCATGAAGGAGCCCTCGAAGGTGGAGGTGCTCAACGACGTCAACGGCGACATCGTGAACCTCTACCGCGTGGTCCAGCACCACCTGGAGGAGTTCATCCGCCAGTTCAAGTGGGCCTTGGTCAGCCGGCAGATGTTCAAGTGGCTCCGGGATGTTCCACCGGAGACCCTGACCGACATCCAGCGGGCCGCGCGCTTCTACTACCTGCAGAAGACCTGCTTCGGCGCCCGGCCAACAGGGCGCACTTTCGGCACCGCACCCAGCGCACCGCCGAAGCTGAACCTCCTACGGGTGGAGGAGGAACTCTCCGGGGCACACATCCGCCTCGCCCGTGCCTACATCGAGAGCGAGGACTGGCACGCCTGCATGCGGCGCTACGACCGCCCGCACACGCTGTTCTACATGGACCCGCCCTACTGGAAAACCGAAGGGTACGGAGTGCCGTTCGGGCTCGAGGAGTACGGCCGGATGGCCACGGCCATGCGGGAGCTGAAGGGCCGCGCCATCGTCAGCGTGAACGATATCCCGGAAATGCGGGAGGCCTTCGCCGGGTTTTCAATGCGGGAGGTCAGTCTGCGGCACACCGTTGGCGGGAGCCGATGCACCGTGGAGCGGGGGGAGTTAATTGTCTGCAGCTGGTAGGCCGTTAACTACGGTTCGCATGTTCTTGGCAGAGGATCTGGTTGAGAGTGGCATAAATGTCTTCCAGTTCATGCCTGTCTCTCTGGGCTATCGTTCCGGGCATTGTTTTTTCTGCGTATGAAGTCCGACTGGGCGCCCAATCTCCCCGGTACTTCGGCGCGGGATATCTCCCCTTCCATTGCACAATGGTGGACAATGCATCGAGCAGTTCTTTCTTTTTCTCGTCGAATGAGATGCCACATTCAGAGATATAACCTTTAATATTATGATTATATTTTTTGTTTTTTGACAGGCACTTTGGGTCTCTCCCTACCAGAATTCCTTTTGCCAAGACCTCAACCGCGAGCCCTAACAGAAAATAATATACATTACACATCTCAATATCGACGCTAGTCGTGCCGGCCAACCTTTCCTCTTCATGGAAACCATCCGGGTCATTGAGGAATCGCTGCACCTCCTTTTCGTATATCTCCCAGATGAGATCTGCCCCACGCTTCAAACGCCTGGCCTGCAGCCACCAATAGAACGGGTCCTCTCCCCGCTTGTCGAACTGCTCATCCCACCAATCGTCTGACATCGCCCGTTCCTGTTACGGCCACTGCAGCCCCGAGACATCGAACTCGAACACCCGGTTCCCCTGCTGGAAGAACTGAACCTCGACCGCCACCTTGTCCACTTTCTTGGTGTTGGCGACGAAGCGGTCATGGTTCCGGATGAAGAGGGTGGTGGGGTCGAAGTCTGCAGGTTCTGCCGCGCTGTATTTGACCGGCTTCCCTTCCCCAAACCGGACCGTCAGTTCGCAGCCGTCGTACTCGCACAGCAGCTGCCCGTTCTCTACGGACAGGATTACATCCTTCCCGTATTCAGGATGTTTCCTGAGCAGCAAGGTCGCCCGCTGGGCCCCTTGATACGGGAACTTCAGGTTGATTTCGTTGAGTGACTTCACCACGGCGCTTTTGATTGTGCCGCGCCCCATCTTGTCCTCACGGTCGAAGTAGCTCCACTTCAGGCCCAGGCGCCGCTGCTCGGCCTCCTGGCGGGCCTTTGCCTCCGCCTCGCGCTGCTTGACTATCTCCGCCCGCTGCTCCGGCGTCATGGCCTGAAATCGCCGCTGCTCCTCCTGCTGTTGTGCACGCTCCTCGGCGACCCGGGCCTTGCGATCCTTCTCCTCCATGTAACCGCCGAACGCGATGAGCACGATCAGCGCAAGCAACATCAGACCAAGAAGCCCGCCACATCCGATTCGTCCCTTCTGCCTGGCCATTCAGGGCCTCCCTTTAGTCGTCCAGCAGCAGCACCTTCAAATCCAGATTCTCCACCGGCTTGCCGTTGATCGTCATAGCATCCGGCTTCGACTTGTAGGCCGGTGTCGGGTCCTCCCCCAACAGGGTGGCGGGGTCGACGGGATAGTTGCAGTTTGCGGTCATCCGCAGCACGGCGCCCATGCGGTTCTGGGCGTCGAACTTGAGATAGATGGATTTATGGTCCTCCAAGGCGTAGACGTCGCGTTCGATGATGTCGAGGGAGGAGGGGGAGACCAGGGAGTCCTCGAGCAGCGCCTCGCACTGCTTCAGGTGGGGGTCGCCGATGTTCTCGAACCACGCTATCAGGTCGAGCGCCTGCATCGGGTTCGACCGGGCCCAGACCACGAGCCCGCCGAAGAGAAGCCCAACCACGAGGATGCCAATCAGCAGCTTTTTCATCGAGCCTCCCTGCTTCGAGAATTGAGGGTCAGACAGCCAGCTTCACCACCGACAGGACCTGCTCGTAGGGGACCGCATCGTCCCCCTTGTCCATCATGGAACGGTGCAGGTAGCGCACCGTCTCGGAAAACTTCTCCTCGCCCAGCTCGGCCCCAAGCTCGCTCAGCGCCCGGTGCACCTGCCCAGCAACCCGATAAACGGGGTCGGCGCTCGTCTCCAGGCTGTAGATGGCGCCAGGTTCACCAACCATGGCGTCCGTCTGGAATGGGCTGCCCCAGCCATTGAGGATGTAGTCGAGCGAAATACCGTGCTTGCGGCTGTAGGTGAAAAGCACCTGCCACGGGACGCTGTTCCGCTCCTTCCAGCTCGCGATCAGTCGCTTGCTGACCACCAGCGGGTTAGCAAGGTCTGAGTCGTTCTCAACGCCCTCGATCTCTTTCAACCGGTCGAGGACCTCCCGAATCAGGCCGACAACCTCATTCATTGGTGTTGACACCGCATATTGTGGGTGCTATACATACACATAACTTGGGCATCCGACACAGGTTGTGGTGGTCATGACGGTGAACAAACACATTGATTCTACGACAGAAACCGAAGCCGTGCGCCTGCTTCGTTATTACGGATATTCCGTCCGCCAGGTAAGCCAGCACCTCGGCTCCGACCCGACCATCGCCTACAAGGCCCTCGACCGGGAGCGCTGCCACCGGATGCTGCACGGCAACCTGCTGAAGATCCGCAGAGTGGTGGAGGGGATGCTGGCCAGCCGCGGCTGGCGCGGCAAGCCCGCCGAGCTCTGGACCGAGTACGACGACTCCACCCGCAAAGCCGCCTGAGCCAGGGAGGGCCTCACAATGAAGCTGCTGGGCTACATCCGCGTTTCCACCGAGGAGCAGGCCGACCGCGGCCGGAGCCTCCCCATCCAGGACCTGGGCCTGCACCGCTACTGCGACCTGTACGGGCACGACCTGGCGGACGTCATCGTCGACGACGGCGTCTCCGCGGGTATCCCGCTGGAGAAGCGGCCCGGCGGCCGTGAGCTGCTGGAGCGGCTGCGGGACGGCGAGGCCGAAGGGTTCGTCGCTATCGACCTGGAACGCGTCTTCCGCCTGACGGTGGACGGGCTGCAGGTGGCCGCCGAGTTCGACCGGCGCGGCTGGGTGATGGCGTTCGTCGACGACAAGGTGGACACCTCCGACCCGGACGGCATGTTCATCCTGACCATCAAGCTGGCCGCCTGCCAGCGCGACCGCGACAAGATCCGCCAGCGCGCCGTGCGCATATTCAGGGGGCTGCGCGACCAGTCCATGGCCTGGGGGCCGACGCCCTACGGTTGCGTCCGCCAGGGCGAGCGCCTGTTCCGCGACCCCGAGACCTGGGGTGTGCGGGAGGAGATCCTGCGCCTGCGTGAGCATAGTGGACTCTCCCTCCGGGCCATCTGCACCGAGCTCCAGTCCCGCCGCATCCCGGCCCCGTCCGGCGGGCGGCTGTGGCACGTCAGCACGCTGCGCGGGCTGATCGATTCCCACCCTGATCTGGAGCATATCCCGTTTCTGGCCGACGACAATGAGACGCCGGTCTCGACCGTGAGGGCCGTGTCATGAAGCGCGAGACCCGTTCCGAGACCATCACCCGCCACGTGCAGGCCTACCTGCGCGCCACCGCCACCAGCTGGCCGACCCTGGCCGCCGATGTATCCGAGCAGTACGCCGCGCGCGTCGCCCAGAGGAAGCGAGCCGTCCATTTCCACGAGGGCGGCGACGCCTACAAGGACATGCGGGCCAACGCCCAGCTCCTGAAGCGGTTCATGGAGGGGGAGGCGCGGCTGCCGGTGGACCTCGAGGAGGCCATTGCTTACGCGCTGCCGGAGCCCCACCGCCGCGAGCTGGTGGCCGACCTCGCCGCCCGCTACGGCCTGCTCCATGTGGCTGCGCCCGACGCGGACCGCGCCCAGCAGGTGCAGGACGCCGGGGAGTGGCTGCGGGAAGTGGGGGAGGCCACCGAGGCCCTGGGCGCGCTGCTCGGCGATTGCCGCATCGACGGGGCGGACAGCGCCGCGGACCTCGCACGGGCCCGGGCCGAACTGCACGACGTCATCGGCAAGGCCACCGGCCTGGTGGCAGCCATCGACCAGGCGCTGGCCGAGCAGGCCGTCCAGCGCGGCGTGCGGGTGGTGAAGTGATGGCCGCCCGTGCTGAATCAACCCGCGCCACCGCCCGCATCGAGGCGGTGCGCAACCACCTCTCCAGGCGCACCGGGGTCCACATCAGCCGCATCGAGGTGCGGCAGGGACACTGGTGGGCCGAAGCGCCGGGCCTGGGCTGGTTCAAGACCAGCCAGCTCTACCGGCGCGACTGGGGCGCCCTCCCGGGGGCAAAAGAAAACCCGGCCTGAGAGCCGGGCTTAACAAGGCCCACAAGGGCCGTATCGACACGAGGATTTTACTCATGGCTGACATCCATCACAACAGGCTGGGGGCGATGGTCCGGCTGTGCCGGCCGCTCTCGGACCTGGAGCAGCGCGCCTGGCGCCGCTGGCATCGGGGCATGACCGTCATGGACGTGCTGGCGCACCGCGTCGCCAACCGCACCCGCTTCCCCGTGGTGAACGGGGGGAGGGCGCCGGCATGAACGCGACCATCCGGACACTGCAGCAGATGAACCCCGATTCCAGTGCCGACCGTTTCCTCGACGCCTGGAAGCGTGGCGTGAAGCTGGCTGGACAATACCTGTTTACCTGCGCCCGCGGCTATGATCCCGCGCCGTCCGTTGACGCCGCCACCTCCAAGTGGCAGCTGATCCCCAACATGCAGGCCGTGGAGGGCTACGCCCGCATGCCCGTCTCCGACGGCGAGCGGATGTTCCTGCTGGAGATGGTCTCCTTCTACAACGACGACGACGCAGCGGAGCTCAAGCGCAAGCTGCGCCTGCGGCGCTCCACCGTCGGCACACTGGCCATCCGCCTCGACCAGGACCGCCGCAACGTCCTGGCCGACCTGCTGGCCAATTACGGGGGGTGGTGACCATGTATGCATTCCCCCAGATGCATGGACCTCACAATGGCATGTTTCTGCGCGATTACATCGCTGCTCATGCTCCGGCAGAACCCTTGTGGGATTTCGATATCACTGGACACTTATCTCCGCCGCCAGAGGAGCCGCCGCGCGATCCCCGTGAGCTGTGTGGCGACCTGACAACGGAGCTGGTTGCTCTCGCCGCCAACTGGGTGAAAGACCCCTGTTACGACATGGACGAGCCATCGCTCAAGCCGTACGAGAATGCCTGGAACGCCTTCTGGGCGGTGCGCAGGGAGTACACGCAGCAGGCGAGGATCGTGAAGCGAGCCATATGGCCCTGGATTTGGGCCGACGCCGTGCTCGCTGTCCGCGATATCGGCGCCAAGGAGGCGGCCCATGGCTGACATCCTCGCCTTCACCCCCCGCAGCGTCACGCCGGCGGGCGATCTGGAAGTGCTGGCGGTCCGCTTCCTCGGGCACCTGTCGGCCCGGAGCTACGCGGCCAACACCCTGCAGGCCTACCGGCGCGACCTGGAGCGGCTGGTGGGCTTCCTCGCCGGGCTGGACATCCGCCTGGTGCAGTCGGTCGCGCCCCAGCACATCGACCGCTGGCTCGAGGCCCTCGTCCACGGCGAGGGGCTGAGCCCGCGCACGGCGGCCCGGGCGCTGGAGGCGGCCAAGGGGCTGTTCCGCTTCGCTGTGCGCCGCGACTGGCTCACCGAGCAGGCCAACCCCATGCGGCACGTGGAGCCGCCCCGCTGGCACGCCCGCAAGGTGGTGGCGCCGGAGGAGGGCACCCTGCTGCGGGTCATCGACGGGATCCCGGCCGACACCCGCCTCGGGCTGCGCGACCGGGCCCTGTTCCGGCTGATGTACGCCGCCGGTCTCCGGGTCACTGCCATCGCCAGTCTCGACCTCTACGACCCGGACCGGCCGCCGCGCTTCACCGTGCTGCCCTCTGGCCGGGTGACCTACCTGAACAAGGGCGGGGCGGAGAAGGAGACCGTGGCCGACGAGACGGCCATGGAGCGGCTGGCGGAGTGGCTGCCCGTGCGCCACGCCTTCGAGCGGCAGGACTCGCCGCCGGCGCTGTTCCTCTCCTCCCGCGGCGGGCGCCTGACCCGGGCCGGTATCCACCAGCGCCTGCGGGAGTACGGCGAGCGGGCCGGAGTTCCGGGCCTGCACTGCCACCTGCTCCGCCACCGCCGCATCGGCGAGGTGATGGACCGCGCCGGCCTGCCGCTGGCGCACTACCTGAGCGGGCACAGCCGCACGTCCACCACGGCGGACACCTACGGCCAGCAGAGCCAGGAGCGGCTCCGCATGCGCCTGCTCCGGGAGTGCCCGGTGGGGGGTGCGCGCCATGCTTAAGCTCAGCCGCACCACCGGCCAGGCCGTCCACATCGGCGGCGACCTCATCTGCACCCTGGAGACGCTCTGGTCGGGCAGCGCCAAGCTGCGCTTCGACGCGCCGCGCACCGACCGGCGGGCGGTCTCCATCATCCCGCTCAACGGCTTCGTGCAGCTCGGCGTCGTCACCGTCCACCTGCTGGATATCAACCGCGGGCAGGCGCGCCTCGGTTTCGAGGCGCCCGCCGACGTGCACATTCTCCGCGAGGAGCTGGTGCCCGGGAACCGGCCGCGGGGCCGGGGGAGGGCGGTAGCATGAAGATCACCCTTGACGCGAAGGCCCTGGACGCCGCCCTCGGCGACGCCCTGGCCGCCAAGAACTCGCCCAGCATCAGGCGAAGCACGACGCCGAGGCCGCTGCCTGATGGCCCGCCAGACACCCCTGACCGAGCGCGTGCTGAAAAGCCACGGCAGGCCCCTGCGCGCGGTGCTGGAGGAGCTGACGGGCAGGGGATACAGCGCCTACGGCATCGCGGCCATGCTCTCCTGCGACCCCGGAGTCATCTACCGGTACGCGCGTCGCTACAACATTACCTTGCCGTCGCGGATGCGCACCCCGCCGCCGCAGAACCGGCCGCACGATGTGGAGGACGACGACGGCCCCCGCCTGGTCCAGGTCGAGCGGCGCCGCACTCCCATCCCCGACATGGGGCCCTTCAACCTGCTGCGGAGGCCCTGGCATGAAGCCGCGTAAGCCTCGCCAGTGCAGCCTCTGCGGCCGCTTCTCCGCACCAGGGACGAAGGAGTGCCCCTACTGCGGCACCCGCCTCGTTCGCCCGCGCTTTGTCATGAACAAGTCGCGGATCGCCAAGGTTCACACCATCGCCGCCCGCAAGGGCCTCATCGACCGCAAGACCGGCGACGACGAACTCTACCGCCTCCACCTCGGGGCCGTCGGCGTCTCCAGTTCCAAGCAGATGAAGCGCGGACACTACCGGGCGTTCCTCGAACGCATGCAGAAGCTGCCGGACATCCGGCCGGGGAGGGGGGCGCAATGTTGACCATTCTGAATCTGGGAGGTGGTGTCCAGTCGAGCACCATGGCGATGATGGCGACACACGGCGAAATCGACATGCCGGATAGGGCTGTTTTCGCAGACACTCACGCAGAACCGGCCAGCGTATACAGGTGGCTGGAGTGGCTGGTGCCGAAGTTGCCGCTCCCAGTGGATGTGGTTTCCGCTGGGGATCTTAGGGCCGAGGTGTTGGACGCCGCAGCCAACAAAGGTAACTCGTGGGGGCGCCCGCCGTTCTTCGTGCGGGGCGTGAATGGCAGCGAGGCCATGCTCTCTCGGCAATGCACATCTGACTACAAGATTGACCCCATCCGCCGGTACTTGCGGAAGAGACTTGGGCTGAAGCCACGCCAACGTGCGCCCAAAGAGCCTGTGGTTGAGCAGTGGGTCGGCATTTCTACGGATGAAGTCCGCCGTGCAAAGCTCGCCAGGGAGCCTTGGATCAGCACTCGATTCCCGCTCATCGAACAGCGCATGACGAGGAACGACTGCATTGCCTGGATGACGCGGCACGGATACCCGACCCCGCCACGTAGCGCCTGCGTATTCTGCCCGTACCACACCAACAACGAGTGGCTCCAGTTGCGAGATAACGACCCAGAGGCCTTTGCCGAAGCCCTACGCGTGGACACGGCAATCCGGGGGGGGGGATGCATGGGGTGCATGCAGAAGCGGTCTTCGTTCACCGCAGTCTCCGCCCCCTGCAGGAAGCACTGTCGACGCCGGATGACTTGGAGCAAGGGAAGCTATGGCTGAGCGAGTGCACCGGGGGGTGCGGGACATGAGGCAGGGCAGGATGGACCTCGGACACGAACTCGTCGTGGACCTCTTCGCCGGCGGAGGCGGCGCCTCCACCGGCATCGACGCCCGGCGCCCGGCCGGCACGGTGACCACCCAGGACCACCACGCCCTCTGCGCGGCCCACCTGCTGAACCTCAAGGGCAGAGACCGCCGCCACCGTCCGCTGGACACCCCGGCGCCGACCATCACCGCCGGCGGCAACCACGCGGCGCTCGTGGCCGCCCTGATGGCGCCGTACTACGGCAGCGGGTCCGGTACCACCGGACGCGACCTGCGCGATCCGGCGCCGACGGTGACCGCCCGCGACCGTCTGCAGCTGGTGACCGTCATCATCGACCAGGGCCCGGACGGCAGGCGCCTTAGCAAGGCCGCCCAGGTGCGCGGGTGCGGCAACAGCGTCTGTCCGCCTTTGGCGCAGGCCCTCGTCGCGGCGAACTTCGCCCACGAGGCGGCATGGACCCAGGACGAGGTGGCGTGAATGAACGGAATCTGGTGGCCTGAACCCATCTACAAGGCCCTCCCGTGGGGCTACCTCGCCGCGGGCGGGTGGTGCGAATACGCCCTCGCCAGCCCGCTCGCCCACATCCCCGCCGCCGCCTTCGCCCTGGCCGGCGGACTGGTGCTGATGATGCGGAGTAAGGGGTGAGCGCAGACAGCGCGGTCAAATTCAAGGTGCTTGATGCCTGCTGTGGCACTCGGATGATGTGGTTCGACCGTCAGCACCAGGGTGCTGTGTTCGGTGACAAGCGCAGCGAGACGATCACCGTTACCGACCGGAGTCACGGGCGAGAGAATGGCACCAGGACGCTGCACATTGAGCCTGACGTGCTGATGGACTTCAGGGATATTCCGTACCCTGACAACACCTTCCGGTTGGTGGCGTTCGACCCGCCGCACTTGGAGCGGGCCGGGCCGAAAAGCTGGATGGCCACGAAGTACGGAAAGCTCTCCGACAACTGGCGGGAGGATCTGCGCCGGGGCTTTGCCGAGTGCTTCCGGGTACTGGAGCCTGAGGGTGTGCTGGTGTTCAAGTGGAACGAAACCCACGTCAAGCTGCGCGAGGTGCTGGCGCTGACTCCGGAGCGTCCGCTTTTCGGGCAGGTTTCCGGGCGCGGCGGGCTCACGCACTGGCTGGTGTTTATGAAGGAGTCATAGATGGCTTTAGGGAGCATGAAAATGGAAATTCCTTACGTGTTGAAGAAGAACGGCATGTATTACGCCCACAACAGCGCCGGGTACGTGCACCGAGTTTTGATGGCCGAACTGTACACAGAGGAATACGCCAAGAGTCACGCCAGCCGCAGTGATGATGTGCAGGCGATACCTATTACCGACCTGATCAATGGGCCTGACGAGGTTCAGGATTACATCGACCGCTTGGAAGTGATGCGCGATGTGATGAGGGCGCAAGGAACTGACTAAAATTGATGACCGATTCAACGCCCCAACTTGGCATGCTCCCGTTTCAGCATCTGGATATCCACGGCCAGGTAGCGCGCCGTGGTGGACAGGCTGGCGTGGCCGAGCAGCTCCTGCACGGCCCGCAGGTCGCACCCGCGCTCGAGCAGGTGGGTGGCCATCGCCGCTCGCAGCAGATGGGGATACTGGCCGGACCAGGGCTTCTGGCGGGCCACCCGGCGGACGCTTTCGTAGCCACGGGCCAGGCCCATAGCCTCCCGGGCGTAGCGGTTGACGATCTCCCACACGCTGCGCCCGGACCGGAATGGCTTGCCGCGGTGGGTGCAGAACAGCACCGCCGACTTCCCGGGCAGCGTTGCCCGGCGGAGCATCACCCAGCTATCGAGGAGCCCGAGCATCTGCTCGGAGATGGGCAGGATCCGGTCCACCCGGCCTTTGCCGGCGTCCACCCTGACCGTGCGGTCATCGGACACGCTGCCCAGCTCCAGGCGCACCACCTCGGAGGCACGGAGCCCGGTTTCGTACACCAGGCGGAGGATTACATGGTCCCTGAAACCGATCAGGGTCTGCAGGTCCGGCGCGGAGAGCAGGGCGCCAACCTGGTACTCATTGAGCACCCGCACCAGCCGCCGGGGCGCCCGGGTGCTGTGTGGGATGAACGTGGCGGGGTCAGTCTCCGACAGGTCCATGAAGTGGGCCCAGCGGTAGAAGGCACGCAGCGCCGACATCTCTGCATTGAAGGTGGCCACGCCGACCGAGCGCCGGCGTGCGCGGATCCAGTCGTCGCGTGATGAACCGGATGGCGCGAGCAGATCACCAACAGCAGCGGCCCACCGGCGCAACGTGGCGAGGTACACCCGCCGCGTCGTCGCCGAACGGCCACCGACGAGCAGGTACTGGTCGAACCGGTAGAGCAGGTCGCCGACACGACCATAAGTGCGTTTTAACGCGGGTTCCGTCAT